GGTCACACCATAAAACTTAAATGGTTACACTTTCTTCTTCCAACTTAAAGTCACTACCTGTACCGATAATATCTTTCCAATACTCAGAATGTTCTGACTTGTATTGTTCAATAGACTTCTTTTCTTCTGCGGCGTCTTTTCCTGCCAAGAAACCGTGAGCGGTTACGAGAATTCTACCATCCTCATATCCAAGTCCGTTGATGTGGTTTTTCATAACCGATACTTTCGTTCGAGTTGCGAACTTTACTTTTCTTTTGTCTTTTACCGCAGTAATCTTTGTGGTTCCCGCACCCTTTTGGTTTCCAAACAAAAATACCAAAGATGAGTTAAGCCAAATAGCTTCACCACCTTTTGCTTTAATTTTTGGTTGACCAAATGGGTTATCAGGAAGTTCCACCCACGGTTGGTTGACAATAACCAAAGTGTTCTCGTATTTAGAGTCCGACCTACGTGAACCTGAAATTCGTTGGTTGATACCCATACCGATTTTGTCAGCAAGAACCGCAGCGTTGTGTTGCTTACCACCCTTACCGTCATAAGTCATCTTACAAGGTACAGAACCAACAGAGTCCCATAAGAACAACAAGTCATACTCCAAATCACCTTTGTCCTGAGCGTCCAACAACTCGTTGATATAGTCAGTAATCTGTTCTATATACTCAAAGTTGTTATTGAAGAGGAAGAACCCGTCCCAATCCAATTCACCAGTTTCTTCATCCACCACTTCTTCACACTCAAAACCCATAAGTTTTGCGTGGTCAAAAGACCATTTTTGCTCCGTGATGATAAACACAGGAAGGATACCCCTCTTTTGCGCATCAACCGCAGCCTTTACCAACGCAGTAGTTTTACCCGTGTCCGAGTGACCCAAGAACATATTCAAATGCCCCATAGCCGGACCTGGTACCCCAACCGCATCCAAAAATTCAGTACCCAAATCATAAAATCTTTGAGGTTTGAATTTTGCAGAAGAAGAGAACTTCTTCTTTATTGAACTAAAATCTTTTTTCTTAATTGCCATAGTTTTTGTATTTCGATTTTTTCGTTACGAACTTTTCGTAATGAAAAAGATGGAAGGGATTTCTCCCTCCCATCTGTTGTTTTGGTTTTTTAGAAAGGAAGGTCTTCGTCAACCTCCATTTCTGCTTGTGGGTCTTCCACTTCTTCCTTAACCACCTCTTTTTTAGTTGTAGTACCTCCGATAGTCTCGATGTCTTCACCATCACCATATACGAACTTCTTGAGGTCTGAGTCCCATCGTGGTGTCTCTCCACGAGCAATAGCCTCCAAATATTCTACAGGACGCTGAGCATAAACGTCAGACCATGTCATCTCGTCTTCCATCCACTCCTTCATCTGGTCCGCGTCTTCACTCAAAGGTGATGGGTCGTCATACATAATAGTTTGAACAACCGTGTATTCAATACCTGAATTAGTCTTAGACTTAGCGAGTTCAACAATCAAATCACGACCTTCGTTAGCGTCGGTGATATCACCTTTTGCCCTCCAAATAGGGATGATTTTATCCAAGATACCCTCTTGCTTATAGTTATCCTTAAATCTCCAAAACTTAACTCCATCCTCTTCGTTATCACGGTCGATAAGTTTTACAATGTAGAACTTACGAGAGCGATATTGCGATGCAAGTTTCTTGTCGGACTCTTTACCTGTAGACATCAACTCTTCATAGACCTCAGTCAAAGGTGAACGCTCACCATCGTTTTTACCTGGGTCGTACAATTTAACCCACTTACCATCAACTTGGACTTCGTGGAACCATACTTCTTTGAAGGGAGATGAACCGTCAGGTGTAGGAAGGATACGAACCCGTGCTTGTCCTGATTTTGTTCCTTTAGGGAGATACGTAGTGAAGTACTTCTTCAAACGTTGCTCCTGTGTCATACCGTCTCCGCCACCGCGAGACTCTGTGTTTTTTTCGTACTGTGCCAGTACTGCGTCGAGTGCATTTGCCATTTTTGTTTTTCTTTTATTCGTTAAAATTTTATCTGTTACTCAAGTAAAATATAACAACGAAAAACGTTAAGTCAAATCACCACAAAAAAAAAAGACCGTTAGTAACGGTCTCTTAAATGTTCTTCATCCATGAAGTATGGGGGGTCATAAATATTTCTGTCCACTCGTATTATTAATTCAAATATAGAATCATTATCAGTTTTCTTTAAAACAAGGATATAACCGTCTCTATCTACAAATGGCTCGTCTATTTTAATTTCTCTTTTAAATCTTTGTGTTGGCCTTTTACCGTCCCACTCTAATTCAAGTTCTGTTAAAAAATAATAATCTTTTGGGTTCTCAAAAAGTTTATTCATTTTGGCATTACCACAACTACTTAAAATTAAAAAAGAAAATATTAATAATATGTTATAAACCTTCTTCATCTTCAAATGGTCTATCAAAAGATTTTTTTATGTCACCGTCTGAATAATTTTCAACCTCATCGCTAGTTAATACATACTCATTTTTACCGGTTTTTTCAAACTCATCTTGTTTATCTATAAAGAAATCACTTAATTTTTGATTATATGGGTAACTATCCAAACTTCTTAATTGTAATTTTTCTTCAGGTGACTTTTGTCTGTATTTTTCTACTTTTTGTTCTAAATCATTTATTTTATTTAAAATAGTATCCATTTCACCTAACTTAGAAGTTAAATCTTCTAACTTACTAAACATACCTTCCATATACTCGTCTTGTTTGTCTGAAATATCTTTTTGAGTATTAACTAATTCGGTAACGTCTAATTCTTCAGTACCTTCTTCATCTGACATTTCATTTTCAATTCCTTCGTCACCAACAACTTCAACATCAGGGTCTGTTTCGATATCTACTGGTTCAGGTACTTCTTCTGCCCCCGACATATCTTCACTTCCTTGGGGTGTTGGTGTTAAATCATCCGTAGTTTCTTCACTGCCCCCCTCATCAGGTAATGGTGGTAACTCGTCCTGTTCTTGGATATAATTATTTATATTTTTATATCTTTTTACCTCTTCTAATAATTTTTTCTCTAATGACATTTTAGTAAATATTTAACCGTTTAATAGTGTTTTAATACCTGTGGGTGTTTCAACTCTAAGAGTCTTATTTAAATTCATCGTGTTATCAACTCTTTCTATTAGACCGTCTCTCATTCTAACAGTATAACAGTCTCCGGTATCTAAGTCACATACTTCTTTATAACCGTTACCTCTATCGGTTTCAGTTAATCTTGTATCTTTTTGTAAATAAGTATCCAATAAATTTTTTATATTCATAACTCTTTTTTTATATAAATATGTTAATCATAGTGAATATTCAAATACCACCTCTACTAATCACTGATGTGAATATTCCTAACCATTCTCTATATTCTTTTTCGTATTGACTATTACCTGTTATTTTCTCAGTCACTTCATTATATACACTACTAGCAGTACCGGATAAATTACTTTCTAAATCATATATTTTCCATATATAAAGTACTGCAAGTGTTTTTGCGGTTATACGTTCGACGGAACCAACAGAAACACTTTGTACATGATTAAAAAGTGACTCCGTAAAGTTACCCATACTATTAAATGATGCGTACATAAAGTCCAACGCGTTCTCTAAACTATTAAATGACGCTATTGGTATTATTAGTGAACCATTTTCTACACAAGTCTGTTTTAAGAAATAATCAGACCTATTATTAGGTTTAACTAATTTAGTTGTAGGTAGGTCAACAACATTATAGTTATAACAACCTTCTCTTAATGATTTATTTTGTGTAGACACACCATATATAAATGTTTTAATTTTATCACTTGTAAAACTTTTAGTATTTAAATAATCTATGACATCCTGAGCTCTTATTTCCGTTTTAACTAAATCAACGAAATCTTTATCTGAATAAGCGGTTAATGACTGACATTTTTCGGTTGAGCCTTGTTTTATTTTTGTTAAATCAGATAACGCAATTGTATTACTTGTTGTCGCCGTAGTCGTATTATCCTCTATCTGTCTTAATTTCTTTTGATAGGATTTTAGTATCTCCTTATTTATACTAACCACCAATTTATCAGGTGGTGAAAGAGAATATTTAGGTATTCTTATCCCACTAAAATTCGTGACAAAACCTCTAACACTAATATTGTGTGAAACATTCATTATCATATATGGTCCATAGAATAATGGTACATTAGTGAGATTAAAATACATAGTGGGTTGTATCATTACATTACCCATAGATTGTACTTGACAGGTGTACGAACGGGTTCTGTAAAAATTATATAATGATTGTGATTGTTGAGCAACTTGTTGTCCCGAAGCCTGTTGTCCTAATCCCGCAAGAACTTGGAAGGTAGGTCCTATATTTTTGTGTTGGTTCATATCGATTGATATTGAATTAAATACGCCTTGGTTTCGTTTTCCAAAATCAACTTGGAAACCAACACATCGATTACTTTCCGAAAAGTTTTCTTTGTTTTCTTGATTTTCTCTCAAAGGACATGTTGAAGGATTTGTTATATCAAATGAGTCATCTCCTCTCCTTACATTTGGATTTTGTCCCATACCCGCATTTACGGAAGGTTCTCCAACATATATACCTAACATTCGAGGTCTACTATCTCTTGTATCTACTTCCATAAACGTACCAAACAAATCGTTTGGAATATCTTGGGGGACCGGTTCTCCCGCTTTAACTCTTTCATCTCTACCGTAAAAATTAGTATAGGCAGGTGTGGGTATAAATGTGAAATTATTTTTTTCATATATTAAACCCATTAAACCATATACTGACATCTTTTCACTTCTACCTG